TAAACGATCTTGTAAGGAGGTCTATTAACAACTTAGAGATTATTAGCAAAAGTGGATCACACGTTATAGGCACACCATCTGGATTTTTAGACATTGATAAATACACATTAGGATTTCAAAAAAGTGATATGATAGTAATCGCGGGTAGACCTTCGCACGGCAAAACAAGTTTGGTTATGAATTGCGTTATTAACGCTGCAAAAAAAGGAATTTCGTCAGGGATATTTAGTATTGAAATGTCAAACGAAAGATTATCTGATAGAATATTGTTCTCTGAATCTGGCATTAATTCTTATGTAGCATTGCAAGGTAAGCTAGGAAGTAGCAAGTGGGAAAAACTAAACGAGAGTGCAGGGCATATATCAGAAATGCCAATTTATATTAGCAATACTATTAATGCAGACGTACTAACAATGCGTTCACAGGCACGAAGATTAAAGAGCAAACATAATATTGATATGATTGTAATAGACTATATTCAACAAATGTTTATCAAAGGTCAAAATTATACTGGCAATCAAGAAATGACAATTATTTCAAGACATATAAAATCAATGGCAAAAGAACTCAATATCCCGGTAATAGCAATTTCACAACTATCAAGAGCAGTAGACAGTAGACCAAATAAAATGCCAATGTTGTCAGACTTGCGAGAAAGTGGTAGTATAGAACAAGACGCTGACGTTGTTATTTTTCTTTATCAACCATTTAGATATTCTAAAGATATACTTGATAAGGGATATGTTAATTGTGAAGTAGCAAAAAATAGAAACGGGAAAACAGGTCAATTTAAATTAACGTGGGCAGAAGATACTACTACTTTTACTAATTATTCAGATAAAACACCATTTTAAAGACCGAAGATTATAAGGAAAAATCAAATGGCTAAAAAAAAGAAATACTTTATTTACAGAGAGTTACCAACGAAGTGTCCTAAATGCGGAAAGGGTAAGTGGAAAACCATAGAAAAGGGCAAATTCTATCAATGCCGCCAATGCGGTCATACGAGGGAAAACAAATGAAAGAAATACCAAGCAGATTGCTACAAAACCTAGAAACGGCAATTTCTGTATTACTTACTGAAATTACTCAACTCAATTTAACAGGCGCGGCGTGGAACACAGTTGAACTCACATTAAAACTATATGAAAGATTATTTAAACTATATAAGGCGATTATAAAATGAAATCACACATAGCAACATTTTTATTCATAGCAGTAAATATTATCTTGGCAACGATCATACTAGCACTATTGACTAGATTATATCTATTTATACTTCACTTATGAAGTATCTAAATAAACCGAAAATCCCTGTAAACTAAGTAGTCAAAAAAATGTAAACAAAGTAATCACTTTTCTCTTGCATATTAGTTTTCTTCGTAATTAGATTCAATCGCACGTATTATTTGTAGAAAAGAATACAATAACTAAATGATCGACTAATTATGAAGTAGGTCTATATCAATGAGTGAATTGAGTTTCACGCCACATCCGGGTAAGCAAACCACGTTTCTTGCTTCGATGGCGGACAACATACTATTTGGCGGGGCGCGGGGCGGATCAAAAAGTTTCAGTTTATGTTACAAAGCCGCCTTTATGCCGAAAAAATATCATTGGTCGTGGAGAAACAAACCTATTTACGGCTATGACGACTATCTTGATCTTACCGCACAAGGACACAAATTAACATTCATCGCAGATAAGTTAGCTATTGATTATCCTGATTATCAAGGAATATTGATACGGCGAACAAGTCCGCAATTAGAAAGAAATTTAAAACCTGAAACAGAAAAACTATATAAATCGCAAGGTGCTAAGTGGCAAGAAAGACACCGGCGTTATGTTTTTAAATCCGGCGCGCAAATATATTTAGTACATTGTAGGGATGCAAGAGCATTAGACGATTATATCGGTGGTAACTATAATTTCATAGGATTTGATGAAGTTAATCAGTTCTATGAGGATTGGGTGGATAAGATCGTAACGTCAAACCGAACTACTAACCCGGAATTAAGACCGCAAGTATGCCTTACAAGTAATCCCGGCAACATAGGTCACGTTTGGCTGAAAAGAAAATATGTTGATCGTTGTCCGGCAATTCCCACAGTTCCGTTTTACAGTAAAGAGTATGATCTAACTTATACAATTATGAAACCCGGTGCGCCATTCATTGATGAAAACGGAATTAGTTGGCAGTATATACCATCCTTAGTATTTGAAAATCCGTCACTTATGGACAATGATCCAAACTATGTGAAACGGCTAAAGAACTTAAATCCGACACAGCAACAAATGTGGTTATTTGGTAATTGGGGTGCATTTAGCGGAATGTTTTTCGATAAGTGGGATGAGAACACTCACACGATTGATCAAAAACAATTCAGATATAACAAAGAATTTTCTAAACACTCTCATTCACTTTATAGATTCTACGATTATGGAACCAAAGCCAATTTCGTTTGCTTATTCGCCGCAGTCGATAGCAATCAAAACATAGTTATCTTTGACGAAATAGTTGAAAGCGGACTTGCATCAAGCGCACAAGCGGCACTTGTTAGAACATATACAAAAGAAAAATACGGATTAAATTCAGAAGATTTTGACGGTGAATACGCTGATCCTCAATATTGGGCGAAGTCTAGTGAAAAAGATACTGTTCCGTATTCGCCGGAACAACACTATGCCGATGAGGGTATTTATTTACAACAGGGTGTCAGAGATCGAAAAGTTGGCGCTAAAATTATTTATGATGGATTAGAGCCGGTTGAGGGTGGAGTGCCGCGCATTAGATTCACTTCAAATTGTGAATACTGCATAGAAACAATACCGGCATTACCATCTGCCGAAAATGATCCGGAAGATATTGATACAAACGCAGAGGATCACGCATACGATTCTCTACGTTATGGCGCCACAATTATCTTACCGGGTGCGATGATAGCAGATACTTCTAAAAAAGGTTGGAGGTCAAGAATGGCAAAAGTTCACGCCGACAAAATTAACGAAGTCGATAATAACGGCACAACTTGGTTGAGCGCATAATGGAAGCGATCACACCACAAGGCGAGAAAGTACGCCGTGCTTGGGAAATATCGGAAGATGCTTATACTGATGTAATATCACGGTCAGAAGAATATATGCGCTATGTTCTAAATGATCCATATACCGCAGAGGACAAGGCGGAAGCGCTAAAATTTAGAAAACCGTTACTAAAATATTCAATAATTATTCCATATCTTGCTATTCTGATAGGAAATGAGCAGTTATCACGCCGTAGGGCATTAATTAAGTCAAGATCAACCGATCCGAGAATGTTGAATATGGTTGATATTGTGCAAGGCAGATGGAACGCCGTTAATGATGAGCAACACGTAGAGGAAAAGATACAAACTGTTTTCTCTGATGCGCTAATATCAGCGATGGGCGGGTATATTGTACGCAGTTTCAAGATGGGTAAGGATGGATATTTAGATTTTAATTATGAAGTTGCTAATAATATGAGGATTAAACTTGATCCGGAAACAAAATCTAGCGATTATGCACTTCAAAAATGTCGTTGGTTAATTAAGCAAGGTTGGGAAAGACCGGAAGTATTAGCCGACAAGTATAATATAGCTAAAGAAGATTTTGATGGACTAGGTAAACAGAAGTGGTATGACCGGATCACCGGATTTATAAAGCGTTTCAAGGAAAGCGGATACTCAAAAGGCACCGACTATGATGAAGAAAATGATACTTACCGCATATTAGAAATGCAAGAACGCACCAATCATAGATTCGTCAGATTATTCACCGGTGAGGGAATAGTTGAGGTTCCGGCGGAAGATTACAAAAAGATAAAACTGCAAAATCCGGATATTGAATATTTAGGCGAAACCGATGGCGAGGTAATTCATATCACTACGGTTATTCCGGGACTTAATTATTTAGTGGTTGTTGATGAAGATAGTGAAGTACCGACAAGCAATTATGATGTATTTAGAGTTAGTTCATATTCATTTACCAATCAGGTTACAGAAGCCACAAGTTTAGTCGGACTTCTTAAAGATATTCAAGATGATATTAATAAGGGTAAATCTCAAAACCGCGACTATTTAAGTCAGGTACTGGCGGGTGCAAGGGTGATCTACGGCGCGCACGAAAAAGAATTATTTGAAAAAATGTCCAAACAAGGCAACCAAACCGGTAAAGTATATCTTGCTAAAAATCCAAACACTAAGATAGATACGCTATCACCGCAACAAGTTCAACCGGAAATTCTGATCAACACACAAGACAGTATGTCGCACGGTGACAGAATTGCACAATTACCGGCGGCTATGCGTGGTGAATCGGAACGATCGGGTGAAAGTGGCAAACTGTTTGAGCAAAAAGTAGACCGAGCAAGTGCGGCTATTAATCCGTACTATAAGAATGTATCGAATATGCGGAAATTAATTGTCGAGGACTTTGTTGATCTGTTCAAGTATGTATATTCTGAAAATGACCGCTTGATACAAATTCAAAAGAAAGACGAAAAAAATCAAACCGTATTTGATCAGGTATTCATAAATCTCAAAATGGCTAGTGAAACGATCAACGATGTAAATAACGCATCAATGTATGTGGAATTAGACGAGGGTGAAGATAACATAACCGCTAGAGAAGATAACTTTAACAAACTTATGGCACTTTCCGAAGTTATCGGAAATGTTAATCCGGCACTTGTTGATGTTGAAACAATACTGGAAAATGCACCGGTCAAAGGCGTGGACAAATGGCTGGAACACATTAGCGAAATGAAAGCGGCGCAAGCTGAAGAAACACAAAATTTAAAAATGATCGAAGAAGAAAAGCTAAGATTAGAAAACGCTAAACTAGCGGTGGAAATCGATCAACCTAAACAACAAGCACAGGGGTAATATTATGCCAAAAGAAATAGAAAAAACAGAAGTTGTAGAAGAAAAAATTGAGCCAATCGAAGCAGAAATAGGGGAAGTTATAACGGAAGATGGCGAATTACTTATAGTGGAGGCGGATGAAGAATCCAAGTCCACCGAAGAAACAGAGGTAGAGTTTGATGATGACGGCAATCCAATAGAGGCGGAGGTTATTGAACCATCCAAGTCGAAAGAGGAAGTCGTGGTTGCACCGGACATACCGGAAGCTACAAAAACTGAATTGCTATTCCTTAAAAAGCAAGTCGAGGAACAAAACAGGATAATTTCCGAATATAATTTGTCGCCGGAGGAACTTCTGAAAAGAACGACCTTAAAGGAATTAACGGCAGATATTGACAAACAAAGGGAATTACTTGATGAACTTGACCAAGATTTGTCGCCAAGAGAGTACGCAATTCAGAAAAAAGTAGTTGATCAGTTGAACGTGGCAATCGAACAAAAAATGCAATCCGAGAAGATTGATGAGAGGTTTAACGCACAGGATAACAAGGATTTTCTCAACAAAGAGAGAAAGGAGTTGGAAGATAGTGGGTTTAAATACTCTGATGATAATTGGCAGTTGATCGAGAAGATGGCGAATAGGTATCTTGATAATGGTAAATATACCAAAGATGCTATTCAAAAAGGTCTTATTGATATTTTAGGCGCCGATGCAGTTGGCAAGATGTATAAGGTCAGTAGCGAACAAAAGCTACGTGCGGACTTGAAAGTTGCCGCCACAAAGGTTACAAAGGCGGTTAATATTACAAGCACAGGCG